TGGAGTCCTTCATATCCTCGTAGCCTTTGTCGATAGTCGCATAAACCTCTTGCTGGCGCTTTGTGCCGCTCCGGGCAGATTCCTTATCTGCCTTGGGCTTCTTTTCCGGGATCACCCTGAGCTGTTCCGCTTTTTCCCGGCGCTCCTCCGGGGATGCGCGGGCAACAGCCGCCACATCGGTTTCTCTGGGCTTAAACTTTCCGAGCAACAGGTCATTCTTGATGCCCGGAAGCACTTCTTCAGCGGCGTCCACACCTTTTGCATACTGATCCGCTCGTTTAACATAGCTCTCACTTGTTCCTGTCTCTGAAGCAATTCGCTCTCTTGTTTTCTGTGCTGCAATCAAGTGGTCATTTTGACCACTTGATTCTGGCAGATTGCTTTTCCGATCTCCTCCATGTGTTTTTTTCTCTGCATCGTAACGCTGCCCGATCAGATATTTCTTCTGCTGCGGCGTAAGATTTCGCCGTCCGAGCTGGTTCTTGCAAATCCAGGAAAGGGCCTCGTAGCGGTTGTTGAACTGCTTTTCATGGGTGCGGAACCCGATGCCCGGATGCGCCTGCGCGATGCGGTAGCGGTTGTGACCGTCCACAATCGTATCGTTCCAGACGATGAGGGGCATGAGCACCAGCCCTTCCTCTAAGATGTTTTCTTCCAGCTGGGAAAGCTCGTCCTCGGTCAGCGGCGGGCATTTCGCCTCGAACTCCGGGTCGATGGTCAGTACGGGATTCATTACGGAGCCTCCATTTCTTCGGGGACATACAACCCGAGGGCTTCCTCGATGGCTTCCCCGATCTCGTCCATCTGCTGCCGGGTCATCCTGCCCAGGTACTTCCTCACGCGCCGCTTGTCGATGGTCTTGATCTGCTCCAGCAGCACCATGCCGGGAAGCTCCAGCCCGTGGATGCGCTCGGCGTAGTAATGGGTGGGCTGGGACGGCTTCTTGCCGGCCTTGGACGTGATGGGCGCGACGATCAGCGTGGGGCAGTAGTAGTTGCCGGTGTTGTTTTGCAGGACGACCACAGGGCGGGTGCCGCCCTGCTCGGAGCCTATGTAGGGGTCGAGGTTGGCAAGGTACACGTCGCCCCTGCGGTAAATCCAGTTTTCCTTCATGCGGTTTCTCCGTTCCTTTCCTTCGTTTCTTTCGATATTCCTCAAAGCGAGAAAGCAGGTCATGTCCAAATATCTCTCGCTGTTATATCTGTCCTGTGCGTTCATATTGCGTCTCCTTGTCTTTTGTCATTGTGGTTTTTCGGGTATGTACGCTCTCTATTTGTCCTCGACGCCCCGAGAGCAGGGAGAGCATCAGGCGGCGGTGTGCTGCACCGCTCCATAGGAATCGAACCTCCCCGCCTTCCTTGTGGCCGGGCCGCGAATTACGGAAGTATCATTGTCCCCAACACCTGTCGTCGCCTCCACCGGGAGCAGCCCGGCTTTTATCGTGTAAGTTGTATCGCTCGCTCATTTCTGAGGTCGTGGCGCACTCACGAAAGCGGCTCAGGGGTTCAGCCCATAGCGTTGGGAATGTGCCTGATGCCTGGATATTCAGTTTTCAAGGTTCGCTGAGCCGTAAGGCTCTGAGAAAACTGAATCTCCGTATCCCTTGCGGTGAGATTTGTCCTCTCACCTTTCAATGGACATTTTTTTGCCCTTTGTCAGGTATCACGCAAAATATATTTTTGCTTTTTTGCGGATCAGTGCGATTGCGTCATGCACGCTCTGCCTGGTCATGCCGTGCTCCGCAGCATACGCAGTCTGGCTTTTCCCCTCGATGAGGCATTCCTGAAAGATCGAACGCTGGCTGTCCGTCAGCGTTTTGCAGAATGCGTCTGTGAGTTCTGCCGTGAGCACCTCGGAGTCGATGCGCTGCCGCGTATCCAGCAGCCATGCGGACTCGTCCATGCTTCCGCCGTCGCGGATGGCGTCAAGGCTCAGAACCGGCCCGATGGTCTGCTGTTTTGCGTACTCCCGGCGCATCTGCTTTTCCTGACGGAGCAGCAGCCGCATCACCTCAAGGCTGACCTCCGTTTCCTCTCCGGTCGCCTTGATTCTGGCGAAATATCTCTTTCTTCCGTTTTCCTCGATTGCCCAAAGGTCGTAATCGAACTCCTTTAATGTTTTCATGCCGTGATCTCCTTTGAATTTTTGAATTTGGTTGAAATCAAAAATTCGGAGCTCACGGGTAGCGGCAGATGTATTGTTCAAAGCGGCGTTTCATGGAAAAAGTCCCTTCCCGAGCCAAGCCGGGAAAGGACTCTCAACGCCGTACAAAGAAATCGGGCAGCAAAAAAGCGCCGTCAAAGCAGACCGAACCCATTCACTGGTTCAGTCTGACTTTGTACGGCGCTTGGCAGTCTCCTCAGAATGAATCTGATTCTCTCCGCTTGAGCGATTGAGAGAAGAATATCCAGAGAATGTCTTTGCCTCAGCTTTTGAACTACCTGCGTTTTCTGCGCTGGCGTCGCTCGTCTTCCAAAACCAAGGCTTGCAAGTTTTTTAGGTAATCGTTCTCCGCACGCAACCGCTGGACTTCTGCCAGCAGATCTTCTTCTACCTGCTTCGGCAACTGCTTTGGCGGACGCCCCTTACTGCTGCGGCCACGCC